GAGTTTAAAGCAGAGCCTTCAAAATTATAGTCGGTGAACGTTGTGTCTGAGTTCTTGATATAATCTATGATTGCGGCTTTAATCTGATCAAAGTCTAGATCAATTATTGGTGTTGTGGCCATAGTTTTAATTCTTTATTGATTTATTTAATGCTTATCTAAGACGTTCTACAAGTATATTGACTTCAAAAGGTTCTTGAAGATTAATAATTTGGCCAACAACTGTGCATGATAGCGAATTTTGATTATCAAAAGATACAGAAACGGATTGTACATATACTCTAGGTTCATAAGTATTAATGTATTTTCTGACTTCATCCTCTATAATAATTTTCTCCACAGCCGTATTCAATTCAAACAGAGAATCAAATAATGGTGACTTAATCTCTTGGTGGAAAGGCTTATCACCTTCTCTAAGTAAGAGCAAATTAATAACAGCCTGTTTGACGGCATTTATATTTTTCTTTATTGTAAGATTATAAGAATCCGGATGCTTTGTAAAGCCAAAATCAACATCTACATAATCTCGAGAATTTCTAGTTAGTGTTACCATTTTATGCCTCTAATTTCAAAAGACCTTGACCTTTTGTCTTGTCATTCATCAAAGTAAGCGTCTGGTGTCTGCTTCCAGCAGAATTATATGAGATATGAATCCACGGAAGTCTAGTCCCTGTAGTTTTATATTCCAACAATAATTGATCATAAACAATATTGGCTTTAATCCATAAAGCAATATCATAGTAATCTGACTTCGAAGCACCGGTAAATTGCATGTCAGCTGCCATACCACGATTGTGTTGGGAGCCAGTTGTACTTACTCGGAAAGCAGAAGTCACAATCATATTTGGATATTTAGCCTTAATCGGATCAAGACAGTTTTCTGCCAAGTTTTTGAGATTACAAGCAATCTGTGCCTTGGTAAGCCCGTTCTGTGCCGTAATTTTGTAATGAGATACAACAGCATTTGATGAAAGCATGCCGATGGTGAAGTATTTAGATATTTGTGTTGTGTCTGGAATATTATCTTTATTCTCAAACATTGCACATGAACTTGGTATTAGGGCTTCTTTCACGGCTGCAGGTTCCTCATCTTTTTCTATAGGTTTTGCTGCTTTACCTTGGTCTAATTCTTCTTTGGTGATATCGCCAGACTTAATCTGTTCCGCATGGTGAGCATCTACCTGAGCTGGGTCGGCATCATCAAACTTAATCGTTTCTGCACCCAAGAAGTTTTCTGGTATTCTTTTTTCATAATCATTGGTTTTACCAGATCTGGCAGAAGGTGAATTTACTATAGCAGAACCAGAATTTAAATTTATCATTGAAGAATCTATATCGGTTGAAGAGCCAGATTTCATAGAATTTTGGCCACCAACACCTTGTACTAAATTGCCACCAATTTTCCAGTTAACTGATCCACCAACATTATATGTTAGATCTCCATCTACTTCTACTGCCATATTACCAGCAACATAAAGCTTTACATCAGAGCCGACCGATATTCTTGCCGTGCCGTCAATATAGACATAACCGTTGCGCTCGGTGATTGAGTAATTATCACCTACAATCTTATTAACCGTATTGCCGTACTTATCAATTTCGGTGTAAGTGCCGGCAGTGTGATACTGGCTTATTCTTTCATTGCCCGGGGTATCATCGAATTCAATTGTATGACCAGATTCAGTTGTATGTACTTTGTTATATGGATATTGTGCATTATATGCCGGTGCTGGTTCATCGAATGTTTCTCCAGCAACATTTGGAATACCAGTCATTCGCTTTTTGTTTCTAATATCAACTGATGTATTCAACACATTGCGTCTTGCCAAACGAGAAGTATCTTGTTCATTTAGCATTGCAGTAAGTGGATATTTTCCTGATGGATCTTTAAACCCAGACACACCTACTGGTCTATTTTTAGAAGCAGTACCAGAATTAATTTCTGATTGTGTAGCAGATTTGTTTACATCATTCTCAGGAGCATTTGGCTTAGTAAATTCTTCGGTTACTTGCTTTTCTGTCTCTTGTGAGTTATCAATTATCTTACATAATTTAGAGTATGTAACCACTTTGGGATAATCAATAGCGTAACCCCCCGGATTAACTTTCTTGGTACAGGTAGATAATGCTTCTTCTAAACTATTAAAACTCAGCCGGCCGCGGCCGCCAAATGAATTTATGAAATATTGTGCTACAGATTTTGCGGCGACCTTTGGATCATTAATCTGCGATGGATCAGACTCAAGATCTATACCAATTTTAGAGCCGATATTTTTATAATTACTTCTAAAAGTAATTTGAATAAAGCCACCACCACGGAAATTATATCCATCTCCTGATACTTGATCTTTATTTCCATATCTATTAGCATACACAAAGTTTGCAAGTTTCTCTTCGTTACCAAGATACTGTGCAGTTTCGGTATCAGTTAACTTACTGAAGTAATTTGGGTAGACAGTTTTCAGTCTGGATACTGTGGTATAATTTAGACTTTCACGTTTTAATTTAAATGCACTCTCTTTGGCAATGTTAGAAAGAATACCTATTAATGCATAGGGATCTTTGATGCCGAAATTTAATAGAGTTTCATATACCAAAGAAACATTATTACCAAACTTAGCTACCATTTCTGTTATATCTAACGGTGGTATTAAATTGGTGTCAGTTGCAACTGGAGTACCAGATGAATCTGTTACTGCTTGGCCAGAAGAATCCGTAAGTGTTCCAGCAGATGATTCAAGAACAGTGGCATTAGGTACCGTAATAGAAGAATTAACTTCTTCTATTAAATTAGAAAGTGGATTTTTATATAGAGGAATTCCAGCAAAAGAACCTAATATTATTGGTTGTTGCTTTGATTCTCCGTCTTGAAAAAACAAAAATACCGTGGTGCCTTCTAAATACTGAGGTACAGCATCACCAATACCCGATAAAGAAGCAGAAGAAGCTGGCATCAACGGTATGGCCCATGGCAAATCTTCGGTTGGAATATCTACCATAGATTCTGTGTGTACACCAAAAACACGAACTTTTACTCTACCAAGCTTCAATGGGTCCGAGATTCTATCCTCTATAATACCTAGATAAAAATTATTCATTGAGAAATTTCTTTAACAAAAGAGTCAGAAATTATTTCCATTTCCATACTATGTTTACCTGCTATAATTCTGTGTCTTATCGCTGTGATGAGATACTTACCAGTGAAATATTCCGATTCGGCATTAGTCTTTATATCATCACTAGCAATTTCACGGCCCTTAGGCGAAGTATAGTTTATGGTCTGTCCTATCTTTATATCCGTGCGGCCGAACACTTTGATGTTGAACTTAAAAGCCCTAATCTGCTCCATCAGCGAGTTTCTCTGAAGCATAGTATCATGTATTCTTTGTGACTTAAACGATCCGTTTAGATAATCATTTTGTCCAGCAAAGTGAATTGATGCTTTGAGATTTTTGTAAAAATTCTTCGATTTCAGTGGAGAATTGTTAGTATGATTACCCTTTGAAAAATCTTTCAGATAATCATATTTCGTTTTCTTAATCTTCTTTGTAGTCAAATCATAAGTGTAAAGGATACCACCATACATGCCAGCCGATAGATTTCTCATATAATCGAATGTCACTGGCATTTCTACCAACTCAACAAATGAATATCTCTTTTCAATATCACCACCAATAGCTGTAGTTGAATTCACATCAGACAAAACATAATCTCTAGCTATGGGTGCCGACAACAAAGAATCTATAGATGTATATTTGTATTCTTTGTTGTTTTCATAGAATAGAAAATTAGATATGCCTCTTTTATTTAAGCTCTTTGTTGTGAGCCAATTGATTGTCTGCATCGGACTCCAATACGGAGCAACAAATGAATAATCGTTTGCTGTAGCATCAAAGTCAATTTTCTTCTCCGAGCCGAGACCGTATACTTTATTTGTGAAGATTTCCTGAATAGTCTTTGTTATATTGCCCTTGAAGGACTTAGATATTTTGGAATTAGTTGAACTGATTAATTCTAATGAGCAAAAATGAAGTAAATACGTTGATGATCGTTTGTTTTGAACTAATTCCGAGAGTTTATAAACGTAGAATTCTTTTATAATACTCTGCACAAGAGAAGGTGTTTGTATATCTATATAAAGAATTTCTTCGCCGATTATCGGTAAAGTATTAATAAGATCCAACGAATCTTGAATTAATAGATATCCCGACATTGTGTTTGAAAATATATCTTCGTATATTGTCATATCATAAACGACAGCAGAAAGATCAAGAATCTTACCATTGTTAGATCTTAGATCAAATCTTCTTATGTTTATCTCACCTGGGGTGGTGATTGAGGTTTTAATTTCAGCCATTTAGAGCATCAGAAAATTGTTTAACAAAATCACCAAGTAATTCTGGTCTCATTATTTTAATAAGGCGTTTTTCATCATTGATTCTGTCTTCGTACTCATAGAAAGTTTCCGAAAAATAGTATGTGTTATCTGGTACTCCGGGATTGCTCGGTGGAATCCAAGCATTGTCTTTTGAGTACACCTTAATTTCACCGACAACATTCTTATCTGCATCAAGCCAGTGTTTGATTGCATTCTTGTCGGCACCATATTTTTCTTCACAGTACATTTCTAATCTATAGTTGTTGCGCGGCCATTCATTTTCTAGATCATGAATCTCGTTGAATATGAGAATGACCCAGTGGTAAGTAGCTGCGCCGTAATATGTTTTTGCAATTGATTGAGCAGTTTCGCCGTTGCTTATTTCATATTCTTCAAACAGATCCGTATAAGGAGCATATTCTGAAATGAATCGAGCACGAGTTAAAATGTCTTTTGCTATATTTTCAACCCCGTTGAATTCATACGTGGTGTACGGTAAGTTTGAAAAATATGTCATGTTTAATATCCAGATGTTATAGACGATTCTTTGTCCCAGATACGGTTTCTGTCGACAAGTTCCAATTCCTTAAACTTCATTGAAACAGATACTTCTGGTGACATACCATCTGGCAAATTACCCCAAGTTGATCCAGAACTATAGCTAACATTTATGTTTTCTAGAACACAAGTCGTAATTCTTGGTAATGCTGTATTTTCTGTGTTACCCTTCATGAGACTGATCTCAAATTCTGCAGGGAATGTATAGAAAAGTTTGCCGCCATCTAATTCAGGGGAAGCATAATATCTAAGAGTTCGAATAATTTCTTGGATCGTTGTAGATTCAAGAGCATTCTTTGGTGCAAAGACATAATTAAAGTTAAATGTTCTGAAAGAAATTTCGTTAAACAGAATTTCTTTCTTCGAATTTATTGCTAATCTGCCAGCCGCAAATAATTTTCTATCTTCTCCGGGCCCGGTAGTACTTGTATTCATGCCGGCAGCTTTTTTCAATGCATTTGCGATTCCATTTAGACCAGCGGAAGCCAATTTTCCACCAACAATCGTCATTAGACCCTCACCCCTGGAAGCGACAGCATCTGCAGCGTTGGACAGTAAACCCGTGTCTTCATTGGAATAATCCATTGTTGTATCAACGTTATAGTTATTCGGCATAGGGAGAACAATGACTCTATCAAGTTTAGTCAGACCGGGTCTATAGATCCATTTTTCTTTGGCAACATTCTCGGAGCCAAATCTAGTATTCATGTCTTGGTCTGGTGTGGCGTTATTGTATACAGAATTTGGTAAGTAACTAGCTAGATTTGCAGTCTCACCTATTTGTAAAGCGCCCGACTGCCTGGCACGAGCAGCAGTAAGAACATCACCAACACCTTTGTCTTCTTTTAGTTTATTTCCATTAGTAGAAGTATTAATTCTGATTAAGACGTATGTATAATCATTCCCAGCCGAATCTTTAACGGTAACTCCTAAGTCAGACGGAAACGAAAGAACTTTCTTGTCTTTCAGTTGATCTATAGAAGAAACTGAAATACTTTTTCTTGATGAATTTGACTGTTGAGCTGTAGCCATTAGAATCTTTAAGTGTGATTAAATATTAATTATTTAATGGTACTTTTAATGGCTACAACATCCCAAACACCTTTAGAAGCATTTAGTTCTCAGTTAAGAAAATCTAATGTTTCAAGACCATATCTTTTCTATTTAGATATGACAGTTCCTCCGGGTCTTATGACTAAGGATAGTAGCACAGAGGAAGCAAGAACACTTTCACTGTTCTGTGCCGGAGCACAGACTCCCATGCTTCAGATGTTTACCAATGATAACTATTATGAAGCTGGTATCAAACGCAAATATGTCAATGATTATGATTATCAAGATTTTATACTTGATTTCTATGTAGACCAGGATTATACGGTCCAGAAGTTTTTTGCTAAATGGAAAGAATTAATTGTTTCTTCACGCAGAAACTTTAACTACCCAGATGAGTATACGGCAGAAAATTTTGATCTGCACCTTATTGATCTAAAAGGCGAATCAAAATTTATGTATTCTTATAAGCGTGTTGTGCCAAAAACATTTAATAGTGTTAGCATGCAACATGGATCTCATGGTATGATAGTTTTATCAGTTTCTTTTGTATTTGAAACCGTTTCAACAACATCAGACACGGCTAAGTCTGATCTAGAAGAAACAAATGTGATAGAAAAAATTAAGAATAATTATTCTAACCCAGAAGTTTACCAAGGACTTCAATCCAACTTAAATAGACAAAGTATTATTTCTGGTCTTGGTGGTGATTTTGGAGGTGCCGGTGGCACTGGCTCTTGGTAAATTTAAAAGTGATCTAAAACATGAAAAAAATTATTCTCCCTACATATACGGTAAAGCTACCCTCAACGAAGAAAACTGTGTCGTTTAGACCATTTACAGTAAAAGAAGAAAAAGCGTTATTGTTGGCTCTCCAAGAAAACAATCTGGAGACTGTAGCATCAGCCATCAAAAATACTATTGATGCATGTACAGACGGCAAGGTTAACCCAGATGAATATCCGTACTATGATCTAGAATTCTTATTCTTGCATATAAGATCTAAATCTGTGGGTGAAATTGTTGATCTTATCGGAACGTGTGAGTGTAAACCTGGTGCCAAGACAGAATTCCAGGTAGATATTACAACTGCTAAAGTAGAACCAGAACCCACCGAAAAACTAAAGCTTAAGATCCCAGAGACAAACTATACTGTAGTACTCCGGCATCCATCACTTTCAGACTTTGTTGAAACTATTCAAAACACAGAGAAGGCAGATGGTATTACTACCGTAGCAAAATGTATTACTTCTATCTACTCAGAAGAAGAGATTTTTGACTACTCCGAAGAAGAAAAAATAGAA